AAGCCAGAACCAAACCCATCCGACATTAAATCATTCCCGTATACCGCTCATCTCACCCAGGTGAAATGGGACCGTATCGTGCGAGGAAAAGACATGACTGACAATGTAAATCATCCCGATCATTACACACAGGCTGGCATTGAGTGCATAGACGCCATATCCGCCGCCACCATTAACAAGCATGGAATTCAGTCCGTGTGTGTCGCTAACGTGATCAAATATCTTTGGCGCTACGAGAAAAAGAATGGGCTGGAAGATGTGAAAAAAGCCCGCTGGTATCTGGAGCGATTAATTCTGGAACTGGAGGCCAAAAATGCTCTCTCCTGAATCCATCCGCCAGTACCAGGCCGAAAGTAATTGTCGAGCCGGATACTGCCTGCATTGCGGAACGAAACTCGCGATAGTTGAAACCTATGTTTGCGACCAGTGCGCCATAAACATTTATCCGGACCCCAACACCACCATGTTTGATGAGGACGAGGAAGATGGTTAGCAAATACCGACGTTTTCTCACTGAAAAAGAGACGGCATACATCCGGCGTGTGGCAGGTAAAGCGCCAGCCTGGGTTATTGCTCGCCAGATAAAGCGCAAAGAGAAAGACATTTTCAACTGGGGCTCACGCAATCACGTCAGTCTGCGAGTACCCAGTCATATTATGAATAAGTACTGGAGGGGTCATGGCACTAAAACGGGACAAGTTTGATGACATATTCTCCCGGCTCGTCAGAGAACGAACGGGATGGCAATGCGACTACTGCGGTAAAATATTTGACTCCACCGACCCATCAGAACGACAACGACTACACTGCTCCCACTTCAAATCCCGACGACACAAAGCAACCCGATACCACCCCTATAACGCCTTTGCTCACTGCATCGGTTGCCACAGAAAGCTCGAAGAAGACCCTTACGAATTCACCTCTCACGCCCAGTTAACCTACGGCGAAATGACAATCGACCGCGTAGCGCATCTGGCATGCGTTCCTGTGCGTTTAAAACCGTGGCAGATGGATGAGCTTTACCAGCACATGAAAAGCGAACTGAAGCGCATTGAGGAGCTAAGGCGGCAGGGTGTTATGGGGCGCATCGAGTTCACACTGCCCGACTGGTATCAGGAGGGAATAACAATCCGTTTAGGGGAGGCAGCATGACCATAGAATACGTCAAGAAAATCCATTACCCGTGCGAAACAGCAGCAATCTTTCAGGATGTGCTTTTCGTCATGCGGGTTAATCACTACTCGGAACTTCTAAATCAGGCTGACCGGGCTGCTGAGTTTTATCTCGGCCATTTCCCATATGCGACGCTGGAGAACATCCGTGAAGGCATCCGCTACAGCTTTGGCGGACTGTACCTGACCGATGATCAGTTAATCCGGGAGGCAGCATGAATATCTATGAGCGGGCAGACGGAAGTAAATTCCGAAATATCTGGGTGATTGGCGATTTGCATGGCTGCTACTCAAATCTGATGAGCCAGCTCGACTCTTTGCAGTTCGATCCGGCGCAGGACCTGATTATTTCAGTGGGCGACCTGGTAGACCGTGGGGCGGAAAATGTTGAATGCCTCGACCTGATTACTCAGCCGTGGTTCAGGGCGGTACGTGGAAACCATGAACAGATGATGATTGACGGACTGAGTGAATACGGGAACGTAAATCACTGGCTCTGCAATGGTGGAGGATGGTTTTTCAATCTCGACTATGACAAAGAAGTTCTGGCGAAAGCGCTGGTCCATAAAGCCGCTGAATTGCCGCTGATTATCGAGCTATCCACTAATGGCAAAACGGTTGTGGTTTGTCACGCTGACTATCCGTCTGATGAATACCAGTTCGGAAAACAAATCGACACTGAGAAGGTTATCTGGAACAGGGAAAGAATCAGCAATTCTATGGATGGGATTACGCGTGAAATATACGGCGCCGACCTGTTCATTTTTGGTCACACGCCAGCCCGCAAGCCCTATAAATACGCCAATCAACTCTATATCGATACCGGCGCCGTGTTCTGCGGGAACCTGACAATCGTCCAGGTGCAGGGGGATAAATCATGCCTGATGTAATCAATCTCAACTCAGCACAGCAGCGCCACAAAGACCGGGAGATGCTGGAAAGCATCCGACACCAGAAGGAGAACCTCCGAAAGGTAATTGAAGGGCTGGAGCGCCTTGAAAGGGATTTGCAGAAGAACCTTGGCATTAATCCGGACGGAGGCGACGCAGCATGATCACAACGAAAGAGTTTGATATTGATACGGAAGAGAAACTCGAACTGGCAAAGTTGTATGAGGCGCTTTATTACAACCCGGACACAGGTAACTTCTCTTCTAAACTTCATGCTGGCGTCCGGATGAGGTGCATCATTGCCAACAATGGATATATCTACGTTTGCTACGGCGGAAAAAAATACGCCGCTCATCGACTGGCCTGGTTCTATTATCACGGGCGATGGCCGAAAGAAGAAGTAGATCATGTCAATGGCAACCCATCTGACAATCGCATCAAAAACCTGAGAGAAGCAACTCGCGAGCAAAATACTCATAACCAGCGATTACGGAAAAACAACACTTCCGGAATCCGGTGCGTCAGCAAGAATCGCGCAAATGGGAAATGGAAAGTTCAGATTTGGCGGTTCGGTCAGCGATTTCAACTCGGCGAATATGCCGACAAATCAGAGGCTGCAAGAGTTGCGAATGAATTCCTGCGGAAAACAGACGAGGAGTTTTTCTGCGACGTTCGGGCAAAGCATGAATTACCTGATGACCAAATAGCACTGCTGGCGACAATCAAAAGGTCAAAAGACCTTGGCTTTAAACCAAGGCTTTTGCCAGAAAACAGAGTATGGGTTTCCCACATGTTAAATGCCTGGGGTCGGTGGGCATATAGTGGGATGAGCGAGAAATCTCAGGTTAGCCCAATTGCCAGATTCATGGAGTCAGTGTCAGGTCGGGGGGCCATTACATCTGACGGAATCGTGGCAATCATGGAAAGCCTTCACAACAGAGGTTACCACGGAGAAGATCTTATCAAGAAGATGGCGCAAATCATCGCAAATCTTAAACACTCAAGCGCACCGGCTTGCACCGATGAGGAAGGGATGTTTATGGATCGCATAATTCTGGAGTGTTTAGGCAATAAAACCGTACTCACCAGAGTAGCCATCAATTATTACGTTTACGGGCATGCTACTGAAACTATCGCGCAGTATATCCAGAGGATAACCAGAGGCTCCTTAACCATGCCTCAGGCTCGCGACAGAGTGAGGTGGTGCATTAGTTTAATTGAGGCAAGAGTTTATCACGCAGCAATGAAGGAGATTGATGAAGCTGAATTCACTAAATTTGCAGCATAAGTAATATTTATCCGAAAGTGCTTGCAAAAAAATTATTACCTGGTAAATTTGAGATATGCTCGGGAGCGTAAAGCGAAGAGCGGGGTGGTGAGATAACAGAGGCGGCTCTCACCACCGATTCCGCCTAGTTGGTCTAGCCACGTGAGTGCGTGACGACTCCAACCATCGCAGGCTGAGAGGTCTGCAAGAGTTCAGGCAGTACTGGTTGCGAGAGTGACTAAAGAAAACCCCGCAGTGATGTGGGGCTTTTTTATATCTAAATTTCCCCGCGCACCGCAATGCGCATCTGCCCACGTCGAACCACCCTTTGAAATGAGCCTTTGAGGAAGTCAGTTAGTGCTGGCGAGCCTCGACGGGCTGATTTCCATTGCGGCAAAGGTTCATTTCAAAGAAAGGTATACGCATGCCATTTGATTGCATTTCAATACCGATTGAAAGAATAAAGGAGATTCTTTTAATTGATGAATCAAGCAGGACTGGCTTGAGGTGGAAGGTAACGACAGGGTCCAGGTCAGCGGCAGGTCAGGAAGCTGGTAGTTTAGATAATTACGGATATTACATAGTCAAGGTTGATGGTGTTAAATACCGCAATCACAGAATAATTTGGTCAATGTTGAACGGGGATATTCCTAAGGGATTAACTATTGACCATATAGATAGAAATAGAAGTAACAATGCGCCGTCCAATCTAAGGGTCGCCACGCACGAAATGCAGGCTATGAATAAGGCTCCTTTTGCAAGAAAAGGCAGGTTGGGCAAAAGTAAAGGTACGCTTACCTTTAGGGCTACTGGAAGAATTGATGCTTCCGTTATAGTGAACAATAAAGCCTTTTACAGAAGTGGAAGGGATGAATCTGAATTGAAAAAATGGATTGAGGAAACAAAGTCAAGGGAATATTTAAAACTTGGAATAATATGACTGCAAATTTTGCATCTGTCGTAGTTTGGTAATTACGTCTGGCTTCCAACCAGAATATGCGGGTTCGATTCCGGCCAGATGCTCCAGATTCTCATCATTAACTGAGCCGAATAACTCCCGCATTCGGCTCACCAAAGCAACTCGAAAAAGAACATCCTCTTACCCTGGCTAATGCCGGGGTTTTTATTTTCAGGCCCGGATAATCAACCCCCATCGAAACCTTACCTGAGTGTCCGTGGCCTGAACCTTCGACTACTCACAGCACCCGCACAAACAGCGAGGTGACGAGCATGTACCGTATGAATACAAGCAACGGCTTTTGGTCGTATTTCTGGAGCGCCATAACAGGGTTTCTGACCATGCTGACATTACAGGATGTGCTGTTCGCCCTGGGTGCGGTGGTGACCGCGCTTTTTACGTGGTTGACTTATCGCTCCAATAACAGGCGAAACCTGGCAGTTATTGAGGAAGAACGTAAGCGTACCGACATCCTCAAAACCGCATATGCCCGTGGTGACGTTAACAGCATCCCAGAAGCGGCAAAAATCGTTCAGGACATCGACGCGGTAATGCAGCCGCAGGATAAATAACATGGCTATGTCTTCCACACTTCGAAACCGGATTATTGGAGCCGTCGCCGGAGGTGGCGGGGCAATTGTTATTGCGACAGCTATGGTGTCCGGGAAAGACGGGCTGGAAGGGCGCGAGCATGTTCCATACTACGATGTGGTTGGCGTTCTCACCGTCTGCGACGGGCATACAGGGAAAGACATTATTCCCGGCAAGCGCTACACCGACCGGGAATGTGACGCACTAACCCGTTCCGACATGGCCCGCATCGCCCGGCAGGTTGATCCATATATCAGGGTGCCAGCCACTGAAACCCAGCGGGCCGCAATCTACTCTTTCGCCTATAACGTCGGCGCAAATGCCGCGATAAATTCCACTCTGATGAAAAAGCTCAACGCCCGTGACTACACAGGCGCATGCGATGAGTTACGTCGCTGGGTATACGCAGGCGGTAAGAAGTGGAAAGGCCTGATGAACCGCCGGGAGATTGAGCGCGAAGTCTGCCTGTGGGGCGAGAAGCCTCAGAAATCTGACAGTGGTTTTGGCCCACTGAATCCCGGAACGCCACCATCTGCGCCGGGGGTGTTTTGATGAGCCGTGTAATCGCAATTTTTGGCGCTGTTATCGTTTGTCTGATTATCGGGCTTGGCTGGGCGGTTAATCACTATCGTGATAATGCCGTCACCTACAAAGAGCAGCGCGATAAAGCCACTGAAAGTTTGAATATTGCGAACGCCACCATAGCCGATATGACTGTGCGCCAGCGAGACGTTGCGGCACTTGATGCGAAATACACAAAGGAGCTTGCTGATGCGAAAGAAACCATTGAGCGTCTGCATAGCGATGTCATTGCTGGCCGTAAGCGGCTGCAAGTCGCCGCCACCTGTGCAAAGTCAACGACCGGAGCCAGCAGCATGGGCGATGGAGAAAGCCCAAGACTTACAGCAGATGCTGAACTCAATTATTACCGTCTCCGAAGTGGAATCGACAGGATAACCGCGCAGGTTAACTACCTGCAGGAATACATCAGGACGCAATGCCTGAAATAATTTTTTTGCAAATCACAAAGTCAATTTAATGAGCCTCGCGATGCGGGGCTTTTTTATTGCTCCAAACCAGCGCACTCGCGTGCGTATTTTCACAAGAGCTTTCCGTAGTGTGAGTCTGAG